GGCATTTGGTTGCGGAGGACGGATTTGAACCGCCGACCTTCGGGTTATGAGCGCTAGGGTCTTTTTATAAGTAGCCATTAAGCTACATTTTTTTAAAATCTATTTTATGAAAATATTAAAAAGTACTACGTTTGATAAATGGTTAAATAAATTAAATAATCCGGTTGTTAAAATTTCTATTTTAAGAAGATTGGATCAAATAGAAACCAAAGATCATTTAGGAGATTATAAATTTATTGATACCGATTTATATGAGCTTAGGTTTTTTAATCGTGGTGGAATAAGAATATTTTTTACTTTTAATGGCGATGAAATAATTATATTGTTAAATGCTGGTGATAAAGACAGTCAAAGCGATGATATTAAAAAAGCAAAAGAGATATTAAAGGACTATAAATGAAAGAAGAATTTACAAAATTTAATTTAGAAGATTATTTAACAACCGATGAATTAAGAAAAGAGTATTTAAATCAGGTTTTGTCTGATGGCGATATCGAAGAATTTAAAAGGGCTTTGTTTTATATAGCAAAATCAAAAGGTATTGAGAAAGTTGCGAAAAAAGCAAATTTAAATAGGGAAAGCTTTTATAAGATGTTTAAAGAAAATTCAAAACCTAGATTTGAAAGTATATTTAAGGTTGTAAATGCCCTTGATATTAAGCTTGTTTATGCTTAATATTATTTTAGTCAAATTTAATTCATTTCTATTTTTATATCTTTTTTAATTTTTGTGTTCTTTGTTTGTCTGCTATCTCCCAGTCTTTTCATTTTTATTTTATCGCTTGTTTCTATTATTTCAACTAGGTAATAGTTAAAATCTATTTTCTTTATTATCTTTATATTGCTGCTTGTTGCATTCTTAAAATATCCCTTAAATAATTTTTCTCCCTGATTGTCTTGGTTATAAAATTCTATGCTTATTATTCCTTTTTCTCTTGTATAACTCCATTTTTCGTGTATAAAATTTCCATTTTTTAGATCATATATAAAACCATCATCTTTAATTTCAATTTCCCATTTATTGCCGGCACTTGTAAGAAAATTAATAAATTGATTGTTTTCTGTTGTAATTTCCCATTTGCCCATTATATTTACATCTTCGCCAAAATCATAACTTAGTGCATTTGTTAAAAATATAAGTATTAGTAGTAATTTTTTCATTTATCTATCTCTTTTTTTAAAATTCTTGTTTTTATGTCTGAAATGTAGTATTGAATTTCTTGCTGTGATAGTTTTTCTAATAGTTCGATTAGCTCTTTATATGTAACATTTACGTATAAGTTTTCTTTATCTTCCTTTAAATTTAATCCATTTTCTATAACTTCAAATAATTCTTTTCTATTTTTTCGCCAGTTGTATATTGTTTTTTCGGCTATTTTTAGTTTTTTCGCGATTTCTGCATTTGTCATTTTTTTACCTGTAAAATTTACATATTTAAGCATTATTTAATTTTATATTATGTAATATTTACCTGTTGAAAATATGTAAATCTTACATATGTTTCGATTTTATCGAAATAATGTAAATTTTGCCCTGAATATGGCAATAAACTATTCTGGCTCCGTTTGGACGAAACACCTTTTCGGAGCCAAGTTAAATGGTGTTTCAAAAACAAAAATAAACTAAAAAAGGTGTTAAAATGGAAATCGTTAAATCTGAATATGATTTAAAGTATATTCTTAGGGGTGGTCTTGTTAGAAGTTCGGCTTCTGGTAAGTTTGAAGGTAATGATTACTCTTCTTCAGTTCGTATCTCTTCATCAAATATTTATGATGTTGTTAATGAAAAGACCGGCTTCACTGATGAAGTTGAGCAAAAAGTAGTTTTTAAAATCATCTGCCCTGATAATAATACCGCTGGACTTGTAGCGGCTGCAATAAAAGAAAAATTTAAAAAAGGCGAAGCAATACCAGTTCAAGGTGGCTTCCCTAACGATCAAAGAATAATTACGATTGCTGATCCAATCGAATACTTCCTATACGACACAAAGCCTGCAAAAAAACCTGAAAATAAATAAAGGGGTTTATCCCCTTTAACTACTTATTTAAGTCCGTGTTTCCTTAAATAAGTAGTTAAAGGCTACTAAATTTAAACAAAAAGGGTTAGAGATGAAAAAAATTCTTTCTTCTACTAAGGCTAAGGTTTTAGGTGGTGTTGCTGCTGTTGGCGCAATGTCAAGTAATGCTCTTGCAGCTGGTATAACAATGGGCGCAGATGGCACAGTAACTGGCGATCTTAATATTACTCCATTTATGGGCGTAGCTGGTGCGGTTATTGTTGTTTTGGCTGCAATTTTTGCTGTTAAAAAAGGTCTTTCTCTTTTAAAATAGCTTGTTCCCCCTTTATTGGGGGCTAATTTTTAAAAAGGTTAAAAGTGTATTTTGATTTTATAGACGTTACAAAATTAGGATTTTTTCTTAATTCTTTCTTTGCTGTTGTAATTGTCTTTTTTGCTTGTATTACTGCCATTACTTCCGCTTTTAGTCTTTTTAAAAATTAGCACTTAAATTTAAAGCTTAAAGCAGAGTGCAAAGCAAAGCTTTAAGCCGACAAACGGAGTGCGTCAGTAGTTTTTGGGGTTTAAATTTATGGATAAAGTCTTTCTTAACTTAACAATAGAGCAATATAACTTCTTGATGTCTACCACTGGGACTTTATGCGGTTTCTTACTTTGTTTGTTTATTTTCATAATTCTCTCGAGAATTTAAAAAAGGTGTTTAAAATGTTTAACGTTATCGGTATTCCGGCTTTTGATTACTTCTTTTCTATTTTTATATGGTTTATGGTCTTATCTTTACCCATTTGTGCTGCTTTAACTCTTTTAACAAAAAGATTTTTTTAAGGCTTTGTGATGAAATTTCTAGTTAGATTTTTCATTTTCTTATCTCTTTTATGTTCTTTTGCTTTTTCTAAAAATGGCGATAACGGCTATTATTATGTTATGCGTGATTATAATTTGCCTAGTTCTTTTAAGCCTATCGATGGTAAATTTTTAAAAGATAATAATTATTTCGGTCTTAGATCGCCAGAAACTGGCTATTACTTTATATATTCTTTTACTATTAGCCAAGATGCCTATTATTTCTTAGGCTCAAAAACTCCAGGTTTTTATGTTGGTTATGGTCATGTTTATATAGGTGGTAATCGTAGAGTTGGTCGCTTTGGGCAACGTGGTAGTATTGGCGATTATGAACGTTATGTTTTGTCAGATAATCCAAAAGACCCCGTTTTTAATTATTATGATTTTATTGTTTTCAATTCCAAAGAAGTTGCAAGATGTAAGCTAAATCAAGAATTTAACACTGATACAATGCAATGTGTCGATTCTTGTCCAGCTGGTCAATTATGGAATGTTAAAACTAATGCTTGTGTTGTTGATTGCACCGATGAAGATAATCATAAATTTTTTACTTCTGATTATACTTGTATAGATTGCTCTAGTGCTTTAACAATAGATGATATTGCAAGGTGTTACTGCGCTGGTATTGGCTCTTCTTATAATCCTGGTTATGCTTGGGATCCTAACAAACCTAATATTGTTCAAGCACATTGCAAAGATGAAAGATTGATTACTTTCAAATTTGATAAAAGTAAAGAAAATTCTAACAAAGACAAGGATAAAGACAAAGAAGACCCAAATAAGGATAAAGACAAGGAAAATCCAAATAAAGACAAAGACAAAGAAGATCCAAACAAAGATAAGAATAAAGACAATTCTACGCCTGGAAATGGCGGCGGTTCTAGCGGTGGCAATAATAACGGCTCGAGTGGCAATAATAACGGCTCTGGTGGCAATAGTGGCGGCACTGGTGGCGGTTCATCTGGTGGTACTGGCGGCGGATCAAGTGGCGGCTCAGGTAGCGGCTCAGGTGGCGGCTCAGGTGGCGGACAAGGAAACGGCAATTCTGAAAACGCTACACCTGGCAACATAGATTATGGCGAGCTTGAAGAAAGAACCGCTGATCTCGCAAATACGTATAAGGAAAATATTAATAATCTTTTTGAGCCTATTGATGGTATTAAAAAAAGCTTAAATGATACTATCTCAAAAATCAAAGATGGCAATCTAATGAGCTTAAAAAAAGGCGGTATTCCTAATACTTGCCCTTTAAATTTTGATGTAGATATGGTTTTTTTCAGTAAAAAAGTTGTCTTTGATTTTTGCAGTATTCTTTCGCCTATTGCTTCTTCTCTTTATGTTTTTTTCTTTGTAGCTTTCTTTTTGTTGTTTTTATTTTTAATAGCCAAGCTATTTATTTTTACTTTTATGGGGTGGTAAGATATGCAAGCAATTATAGCTACTATTGTTTTATTCTTTCGCTTTTTTAAATGGGAAAATGCTATTAATTTTGTTTTTAAAGCAATTACATTTTCTAAAATGGTTGTTATTAATGTAATTTTAGGTGCTCTTGTTTTATCTTATGCCGCTGCTGTTATTTATATTATTAATTTCATCTATTCTAAGATTAACTATATTATTGATTATGTTAATAATCTCTCTATTGGTAGTGATAAGATCGTTACGACTGCTTTTTCTATTTTAAAATCTCTTGGTGCTTGGAATGCCTTTTGTGATGTGTTTTCTATATTTTCGCCTATTTTTCTTTCTTTCTTTGTAATTTATGCGACAAAAATTGGCATTACTGTTTTTAGATTTGTTCGTGAAACTCTTGTTACATTTATTTTGGCAAAGCTTTAAAAATGATTACTTATTTAGTTGGCAATCCTGGAAGCGGTAAAACATATTACGCAGTATATATGATTTATCAGACCTTTTTATTTGAGCCAAAGAAAACATTTTTATCTAAATTTGCAAAGCCAAAAGAAAAGCCTAGTTATTCATTTTGCTACACAAATATAAATGAGTTCAAGTTTGAGTTATCCGACAAATTTAAAAAGTTTGATTTTGATAAGTTCTATTTAGGCTTAAGAAATTTATATGCTTTATATAAGACTGGTGCAACCGATAACGAAGTTAATGAAAAAGCCAAAGAGTTAAATTTATATGGTTGCGTATTTGTTCTTGATGAGTGCCATAACTTTTTTAAAGACAAGAAAGACGAAATTTTAGTTTGGTGGCTTACATATCATCGCCATTTATACCAGGATATTTATTTAATTACTCAAGATTTAACCTTAGTCAATAACGAATATAAACGTATAGCAGAAAAATTTTATAGGGCTGTCGATAGCGCAAAAAGATTATTTTCAAAGAAATTTCGTTATGAAGTTTTTGCATCTTATAGGCTTTATAAAAAAGATAGATTAGAGATTATTAATATTCCATATCTTGAAGAAGTATTTAATTTATACCACTCTGGACAAAGTTCAAATAAAAAATCATTTGTAAGATTTTATTTTTTGCTAGCTATTGTTGTTTTTATTTTTCTTTTACTTTATTTTTATTTTGTTGTTATGTCTATTTTTAAAAGCGATACTCCAACCGAAAACAATTTATCTACTTCCAATAAAATTTCCGCTCCTGGTTCACAAAAATATTCTATTTCCGATTTTCCAGATATATTCAAAGATACTTCTAAAAAGAATAATAAAATTAGCTCCGATATTCCAGAAATTTATATTTATAACATTACTTGCGTTAATTCATCTTGCCATTTTGACGAGGATTACCATTTATATCCATTATCATTACTTAGCTACATATCTTCAATGTATACGCCATTATATTTTTATTATGAGCCAAAATCTCACGAGCTTGTCAAATATTACTATGTATTTGACAAGCCAGTTTTCCAAAATTTAATTTCAAAAAATAACAAAGGTGTTTCCGATGAAAATCTTAATCAAATTTCTAATTCTTCCGCTGCTGTTTTTAAATAGCTTGTTTGCTGCCGAAATTTATACTGATCTTTTAGATTTCGCACGTCTTACAAGCAAGGCTAACAATATAGCCATTGTAACCGATGAAAGCATACACCAGGGCGAATATTATTTCATTTATGAAGACGAAGTTAAGATCACTATTGCAATGTTTAGAAAAATGCTTGAAGCTAAGAATTTATATCTTTATAAAAAGGATAATTTCTACTACGTAAGCTCTCAAAAATTGCCTGATTATGATCTTAGGCGTATCGAGCTAAAAAATTATGTTTATGATGACGTTAATAAAATTCTTAGCCAGTTTGATTTAAATGCCACTTACTCGACGTCTTCTAATTCGGTTTTCTTTAGAGCTGATGACTATATATTTGATCAGATTAAAGAAGCCATTTCAAAGATTGATAAGAGCCTGGAGCAAGTAACATTTAAACTGACTATCACCGAAACAAATCTAAAAGACATTAAAGATTTAGGCACAAATTTAAAAGGCTTACTTAAGCCACTTAATCACGGCGATTTAGCTTATTATATTAACCTGATTACTTCCCCTTATATTTCTAATTCAAATATTATTAAAAACGATGATCGTGCCTTTTTTGGCATATTAAATTTTCTTGATACAAACGGCATTACAAAAATTATTTCATCGCCAGTTTTGACGGCAAAAAATCACACTGAAGTTTATTTTAGTTCTGTTCAAAATATTCCTTATTTAGTTTCAAAAACTGATATTTCAAACTTAAATTATCAAAAGACTGATAGCTACGAATATAAAGACATTGGTTTAAAGATAAATTTAAAACCTATCATTTTATCTGATCACATTGATTTTGACTTACATTTAATACTTGAAGATATTCTCTCTCAAAGTACATCATTAACGCCCATTGTTTCAAAAAAGGAGCTTAAAAGCTCGTATTCTTTAAAGCGTGGTGACGTTCTAGTTCTTAGCGGTATTAATAAAACGACTACTTCTAAGCAACGTAATGGCGTGCCTATCCTTAAAGATATATGGTTTTTAAAGTATCTTTTTTCAGTCGAGCAAGACAGCGAAATAAACTCTGTTCTAACGCTCACAATTCAAATTATTTAATGTTTTAGGGGTGTAGGGGATTTCCCCTACAAAAGGCGAGAAATAAAGCTTATTGGCACATTCTATTTAATCGAGCCGTGCAGCTAATATGCTTTTTGGGTTTAAAACACCCCTTTCGCCTATATGTGTTTTGGCGTAGCCAAAAAAGGCTGCCATGGGCGGACGAAGTCCGCCACAATGGCGGCCCTTGTCAAATTAATAAAAAACTCTTAGGTTTAAGGAAGCGATTATGCGAGCGAGAAATTTATATGGTGTTTCTCCCCTTGACGTTGAGCTTTGCCAATCGAAGCTTGATAGCCAAAGGGAATATATGCGCTCTTTCTCTTTTGTTAATGTTAATGGCCAGGTTAGAAATTTGCTAGATATTTCAATGTCGGCCAACTTTAGCGATAAATATTACGCCGAAGTGTCCAACCGCGTGAATGTATTTAGCTCTTTTGCTATTGATTATTTTCAAGTCCCAGTATTTTTAACTATCACTCTTAACGGCTGCTTTAGGGGTGCATTAAATGGCGATTATTCTAAATTTATGCCGATTGATTATAGATATTTGCCTGATGAAGTTAAGTATAAGGCTAAAAATTCAGCACCTTTAAGTATTTCTGATTTAGTGGCCGTTCTTAATCATCAATGGAATTTATTTATTATGCGATATTCCTATAAATTTAAAAAAATCGACAGAAGCTATATAAGGTGCTTCGAGCCACATAAAAAAGACGGCGTGCCACACATTCACGCTTTATTTTACGTCCCAGCTCATACAATAGACTTTATGAAAAGAATTTATACTGATATTTTTTATGCTCCACAAAACTTAAAAACAAATGCTATCACAAGCGAGCAAGAGAAAAACGGCGAATTAAACGGCTTTCAAACTAGTATTAATAATCCTAGTGGCTATGTTATGAAGTATATTCAAAAGACTTTCATCAACCTAAAAGAAACTCAGGATTTTGACGAGCTTTCAGCCTGGTATGTAAAGCACAAAGTAAGAAGATTTATAAGCTCACGCACTAAAGTGCCATTATGGGTATATAGGAAGATTAATTTTATTAGCACGATGCAAGACTTTTATCATTTAAACGACTTAACAAACGATCATAGAGCAATACTCGAGTGGAATAAAAAAGATGATTACATATATATAAATTTGCCTTTCAATAAAGAAGAGATTATTTATTTAAATGGCAGATTGGAGCATTATATAAGTGGTAGGCTTATGAATTTTTACGATAGATTGAAAATTGATAGCCAAAAAGATGAAAACGCACAAGATGAAATAAAAAGCTTTGGTACTAATTTAAAACAAAGACAAATTTTAAAGCTTTGCGATGAGCTTTTTAAAAGCGATGAAAAGCATAAACCAGTAAGCAGAATGAAAGATTACGAGTTAGTTAATTATTATCAAAGCTTGGGCGGTGATGTAAATGCCCAGCATTTAGCTTATGTTGAAAATTTAATGCTTGATAGAAATTTAGATAATTTTACACACTATCACAAAAAGCACGATCTAAACGCCCCTGATATTGATAGTTTTGTAGATAGATTTTTGATTTGTAATGAGTTTTAAAAATGTGTTTAAATGAGCTTTTTAATAATTACATTAGCTTTTATGAACTTATTTTAAGTCCAACCACTCTAAGAAGTGATATAGCTACTTATAACAAGCATTTTAAAAACTCACTTGGCTTAAGAGAAATAGAAGATATAAATTTTATCGATATACAAAAGTTTTGCAATGATCTTATAAAGCAAGATTATAAGATAAAGACTATTAAGAATATCGTTGCAAAGCTAAAGGTTATTTTCAAGCTTGGCATCAAACTGGAGCTAATAAATAAAAATCCTTGTGATTTTATTGAGCTGCCAAAGTTTGATAATAAAAGGTATTTTGATTACTCGATCACTATTCAAAAACGCTTTATTAAGGCTATTTGTGAAAATACCGAGCCAAGCTCTGATATATTCTTTTTTCTATTGCACGGCAGACGAAAAAACGAAGTATTAAGCTTAAAATTTAGCGATATAAATTTTAAAACAAGAACGTATACGATCCCTTTTAAAATTAATAAGGCTAAAAGAAATATGACTTATAAAATGAGTGATGAGCTGTTTAATCGTCTTTACAAAAGATTTTTGATATCCAAAAAAGAAAATAGGCTAGATGATTACATTTTTATAAATTCCATGACAAACGATAAATTTAAAGATTTGCGTAAAAGCTGGGCTTCACTTCTTAAAAAGAATAATCTTCCTAAAATCAGACTTCACGATATAAGGCATCTAATTGGCACATATTCAATAAATTATTTAAAAATTCCGATCGAGCAAGTATCATTTACATTGGGTCATACAAATATAACTACAACACAAAAATATATTACTGCAAACGTCAAAAAATCAAAAGAAACTATCGAAAATTTACTAAAATCAATTTCAGATTAAATTAAGCATTTTAAAAAGTGTTTCAAATATCGATGAAATGGGCATTTGGTTGCGGAGGACGGATTTGAACCGCCGACCTTCGGGTTATGAGCGCTAGGGTCTTTTTATAA